GAATTGGACGAAGTGAGAAATCAACTAATGAGCGCCGTTCGCTAACCGCGTTGCTATATGTCATTGAAGTAGTCTCGGCGCTCAAGAAGTAAGCCGGGATTCCACAAGCTCGAGCCAATTCTAGCGCCACATATTGACGAGCTTCAGTTAATTGTAAAGACTTAGGGTCGAAACCAATTTCTTTAATATCTACATCAGCATTTAGAAAAGCAGTTGCTCGAGATTGTCGAGCTGTGCGCCAAGCGCTGAGAAGTGAGTTAATTCTTTCGGCTGGAAGATTTGTGCCAGTTGATTTAAGAGCAATAGTTGGCAATGGGTCTTTTGCGTAAGTAACTGCCGAGTTCTCTAAATAAACTGCCGCTTGAATTGTTTTGCCTGCGCGATTTAATAAACCTTCATCGCCACCATCGAATCTGATTAATGACCCAACTCCAAAGTTAGGAACTGCTTTACCATCAACCGAATAACCAGTAATTATGTTATTTAGTGGGTCGGTATCAACTGTCACTCGATCCGGAGAGATACGAGTCCAAGAACGAACGCGACCGCCATCGGTTGCTGAATACATTTCCAGAACTTGTCCATAACCTACGCCATATAAGAAAATATCTTCTGCTAACCAAGTATAAATAACAAAGCCAGCCACTCTAGGGTCAGGCTGATTAATTACTCTGTGCGGATCTACGAATTCGCCAGTTATGCGATTGAAAGTTGTCAAAGGTAATGAGCCAATAGTTCCGCAGATTATGTTTCGAGCTCTAGCAACTGCTGGAACTGACATCGCTACTGGACGAGTCGTTGTAGTCCGTCCACCTAGGATTTGATAAACATTATCCTGAATCTGAATTGGAGTTAAACTAGCTTCAACATCAGATATTTTAATCGGAGTTGAAGCCGGAAAGAAGAAATCGCGAATCGCACCCATTAAGCCTAAATTGTAAGGGATATGTGCTACGCGACGATTATATCTACCCCATCATTTGACTGAGTGGCGTAGTGAGAAGCCATAGCCGCCGCGACTGCTCCGGTAATTACTGCGGCTGAGACTTTACGGCCGAAGATCCAACCGCCATCGCCAAAGTTAAGCCTTACCGCTGACAAGCAATGAGAAGTTAATTCTTCTTGATTGCCGTGGGCTAATCTTTGAGCTGAGATAGCCGAAACGAACTCATCACAACTGGTCGCGTATAACTGCCCATCGATTGCCTCACAAGGTAACCCGGCTGGAACTAATCGAGCGGCCACAGCTGAAGCAGTCCGGGCTGAATAAGCGATTTTAAGAACATTGAACTTCCGATACCACTCGGCAATATCGTTGGCGATTACTTTATCGGATAGATAGCCGGGGTTAGTCCAAGTCTGAAGAAGCTGAACTTGGAATCTATCCCCGTCTATCCGTTGAGAGGCGACTAACGCGGCTTGTCGCCTATCTGGTGATAAATCAATCGCAAGCCAAGTATCAACGGACTTATCTAAACGCAGCCCCTCAACTGCGCAAGCTTGCCATTGAGACGGATGGATGACTGGATTGATTGTTGAAACCCATTGGCATAAGACTTCAGTTCTAACTATGTCTTCAGGATCATTTAATACCGCTCGGATATTGTCCGGGTGAATTGTGTGGCCGAGAGATGGGTTAGCTTGTGCTACGCCTTCCCAAAAGGCCGCAGAACCATCGAACTTAATCTCAGGTGGCGCAGACCATTCCCACCAGCCTAAAGATAAATCGTTAGTAAGTATTGACGCCAAAGACCGCTCTCGCATTTTATTTAAGACAACTGAATGGCTATCTCCGGCGTTAGATAGTAAGAAAGCTTGTGGGTTTTGTGAAGCCATTTGAGTAAATCGAAGTGAAGACCAAACGTCCTCGTCGTGATATTCGCGAGCCTCGTCCATCCATATCGTATCCGGAGAAGCAATGCCTCGAGTGGCCGAATTAGAAGCTCTTACTATGTATCGACGGCCACCGCTAAATTGTAATTCTTGAAATCCTCGGGCTTCTAGCTTCTTTACTAATTGGCTTTCAAGTTCAGGATGTTCAGTAATGATTCCATAAATCTTATAGAAGACTTCAGCTGAGGTAGTTAGTTTGTGAGCTGTGTGAACCTGTAATTTTTGCTCTAAACCAAAGATTCGCCAAAGGATTTGCCAAGCCATCCAAGTTGATTTTCCGTTTTGACGGGCTAATAAGATTCCGTGAACCGGGGTCTGCCATCGGCCGTCCGGCTGGACTTTTAAGGTTTGTTCACTCAGCCATTCTTGCCAAGGCAACATTTCTTGGCCGTATTTAGCGCAGAATTCAATAAATTCTAAGCCTTTTGATGGGTTATCGGTGATTTTAGTGTGAATTCGCGGTTTTACCACACCTCGGTAAGCCGAACCAGCCCGAAGGCTAACGATCTCAGCCGGGTCGGGTTTGTTGTTTACCAGTTCAAGCATAATGCCGTTTGGTCGAGCCAGTTCCCGGTATAAAAATCCCAATGGGGGTCGTGGGTTTCCGAGGCTCTCTCAAAAAAGACCCGGGGGCTATGCGATCTCGCTTTCCGCTGTTACATCGGTGGCAACTCGGAACACAGTTCTCCTCTGAGCTTATGCCGCCCTTACTAATCGGAATGACGTGATCGATTGTGGTTGCTTCTTGTCCGCAATACGCGCAGACATTATCCATAGCCAATATCTTTGCTCTTAACTTCTTGTAATGAGTCTTATCGTATTCTCTTGGCATTAGATCGGAAACAATTCTATTACGTTTACAGCGTCATCCAATTTATTGTTATGTTCTTTAGCACAGTTACCGCAGCTCTTACACATTAGTGCCATCCTTTACGATTAAAGTGTTTAAGCGCTTTACAAGCTGAGCCATCGTATCTGTGCTTGAGGTAACGATAATGCCAATCAATCTGCTTACTCACTTCCATACCCTTTACCTTGATATTTCGCATTTGAGCTAATCCATAATGCGAACCATTTTGGGCGAGCGGATTGAACCGCGACTCAAGCCATATTAAACGCACCCAGCAAGCCCCCTCATCAACTGTCTTGAGATGATTCATAGCCATCATTACGTAAGTCTCTTGAGTGGAAGTTAAAGATAAAGCATTTGTGGTGGTTGTATTTATTGGATTTAGTGCGAGGCCTAACACAAGTGATAGGCAAAGGCGTCGCCAAACACTTGTGCGACGCGTTGCCATCAGGCCGCGCCTTCGCGCTAGTGTAATGGGCTTGTCAAGTAGCATTACTAAAAGTCCTGTTCAGACGGCGTTTCTAGCTCTAGTAGTTTACTCGTTTCAATGGTCTTTCCAATAATGGCGTCTTTTAACTTATCCCTTCCCTCACCTTTAAACTTAGTTATTAAATAAGGGTCTGATATAGAGCCTTCCAACCAATCAACTGGCTCACCATTTGGATCGATAACTAAATCATCTACATATTTGAATTTATCAAGCAACACATCAATAGACGATTCTCTTACCGATTCAACTATCTCACTTGGATGATTGGCTTTGACCCAATCTACGAACTTCCTATCCGACTTAATAATCCATTTGAACTTTGGCTTACTAGTCGAAACATAAGCAATCGTCTCACCATCCAATTCAGCCTTTACCCTATCTGCTCCAATGCCATCCATCTCACTTTGGAGCTCTGCTCGAAGCTGGTCTTTAACTCGCTTTGCTTCGTCGGCTATTAGGCTGACCGCCGCGAGTTTCAGACTCGTCTCCTTGATTCCCATTCCTTCTCCTCTCCCGATAAAGCCTCATCTCTAGGGACTCAACTGTTATCCCGCAATCCCTAGCGATGAACTCCATACTAAATCCCCAGTCGATTAACTGGTGGATATATTTGAGGCTAACTGGCCTCTTTACTTCTTTCCTGCCCATCCATCTCCCTTAAATATGACTCCCGGGCTTGAGAATTGCTTCTCCATTGGCACTTGGCAGGGCTGACACCATATTGAGTGATTGGAATAGACGCTGAAGCTTTGCTCGACTGTGATCTGACATTGGGGACACTTGAATTCATAGGTCGGCATTTTGCGTCCAATCCTTGTGGCCGTTAAACATCTTGACTTGTATTTTCTCAAGTCCAGCGGCTATTCGGCAAACTCGACACCTTTGAGCCTTCATCTTTAAGTTGCCACATTGACCGCAACGCTCGATGTCATCCTCTTTGGCGCTTACTCGCTCAGTTGGGTAGATAATCCTTTGCTCAAAACATCCCTGACACTCCACTAGCCACACCTCGCCGGGAGCTTCAGGAATGTCCGGGCACTCATAGGTCTTGATTAGCCTATGAGCTCTGATCCCTTTACAACTTCCGCACTTAAAAGGATGAACGTCAAAAATCATCTATACAATCCTCACAGTAAAGGCCCGACTGTCTATCCACATTGAAACTCCGATAAAACATAATCGCAAGTTTGGGCGAAGCTTCTCTGTGGCATTTAATACACTTCACTTCTTGAACACCCATTTCCCGGACTCATCTACCTTCATCCATTTAGCCGGGCATTGAGCGTCTCGATCTCGCGATGGGCATACCCAGCCTCGATAATCTTTGCCGTCTTTAGTTCCATTCTTTAGCACCATTGGGCCGTGATTACAGATGGGAACTTCATCAGCTATTTCAGCTCCTAGAGTTTCAACTAAATGTTCGATGTTGTGAACTATCGGTTCGGGATCGTCCGGTCTTTGCTCTTTGACGAACTCTGCCAATTTTGGGTTAGTTGTTTGGATTGGCTTAATGTGACTCTGATAGGGTTTAGTCCCATTTGGCTTTGCCAAGTAGCCAGCAAGGTTGAGAGCTCTTGAGAGACTGCCAGTTTCCGCAAGTTCAAGCGCGTATTGCTTTGACTTTGATTCTGAAGATAAACCCGTCGTCCAAGGATTAGAATCAACTTCAGTTCGATAGATTTCAGTTTTGACGATATAGACATCGCACTCCTTCGCTAATGACTCCTCGAGTACGTGAGTCTTGATTCGGTAATCAGGGTTTTCTTGGGCGAACTGCTTAAAGCGTTCCCAAGTTCCAACATAATCATCTAGGTAATTCGACATTTAGATTCTCCCTTTTAGCTACTTCTCCTAGACCATCTAAGAGCTGTTCTTTTAATGAATAGAACGAACCATCAGGCCAGTTCTGTAAATCAGCGGCGCACTCTAAACAGTAAAAGCGCACTTGGTTAGATCGCATTGGAGAAGCTGATACGCATTTCCAATAGGCCATCTTCATAGCGTTTGGATTCCATTGGTTCTTGTGTGACCCCCAGCGCTGTTTACAGTAATCGCACCATTGGTCTTTATTAGTATTACGCAGAAGGGTCAAAGTCATCCCAATCTGTATGTCGGAGCTGACCCAAGATAGCGGAGTATCCAATGAGATCGACAATCGAATCTTCCCGC